AATCGCTGGTAATACTGATGGGAATCTTGCATCTGGTATTGTTCCAGATGATAGATTACTTGCATTTAAAGATGACCCTGTAATATATCCAGCACCATTTGCCAGTTGATTATTATTACTTGGTATTGTTGGAGTATTTTGGATATCAGTATAATCAATATTGATATCTGCTGTTCCATCAAATGACTGACCAGCAATTGATCTTGCAGTTGCAAGTTTTGTTGCAGTCGCAGCATTACCTGTGGTAGATCCTGATGAACCAGAAACATTACCAGTGACATTTCCGACAAAGGTGGTTGCGGTTACAATACCAGTATAAAATCCATCACCATCTTTACTTAAGGTGACACCAGTTCCAACAATCAAACCAGATCTTGCAGTAACAAGACCAACAGAATCAATATTAGTTACATCTTCATAAGTTAGAGTTCCACCAATCGTAACATTGCCACTGAATGTTCCAGTGGATGCAATGATTGATCCAACAGTGATATTTGGTGTCCCTGTTAATCCAGCAGATGTTCCAGTTGTATTTTGGTTTAGTGTTGGAATTCTTGCAGCGCCGATTGTCCCCGATGAAATATTAGATGCATTAATTGATGTTATATTTGCACCACCACCAAGAAAATTAGTAGCTGTAACTGTTCCCGAAACATTTACATTCTGTAGAAAAGTTGCGTTTGTGTTTGTTCTTATGTTATCAGTTGCTGCGATACCAGTAAGTGCAGACCCATCACCATCACTAAGCAGTAATGTACCCGCTGAGTTTGGCAAAACAACCGTAGGATTTCCAGAAAACTGTGAGTGTGGTGGCGCTTGTAATCTTAGATAGTGTGCGTTACTTGACTCACAATAAAAATCAAATCTTGCTGGAGTCCCGTCAGTGCTTCGTAGTTGAAGACGATTAGTGAATTGAGATGCACCTGATGATGTAATATCTCCCGTGACATCTCCTGTCAAATCACCTGTAACATCACCTGTGAGATTACCTGTTACGTTACCTGTTACGTTACCTGTAAGTGGCCCTGAGAAAGCTGTCGCAGTAAGTGTTCCTCTTACTGTTCCTCCTGAAGGCGTGTCAATTACGTTCGAGTTTACCTGAATAGAGTTTCCCATGTTTCCATGAGAAGAACACTGATAAAATAAAACTGTTGGTGTTGTATCTGTTACCTGTAAATCAACATAACCTGATCCTACAGTTACACCTGTTGTGTATTGAGTTGTCTTATCACCATCGTAATAAAATCTAAAAGGATGACCACTATTTGAACTGTCTGATACATCAAAACGATATGTTCTGCCTGGTGTAAGAGTTAGAAATGGAGACTCTACGTTATCTAAAACATATCCATTACTACTTCCTTGACCACTATAACGATGTGCAGATGTTTTAGTTGCAACCTTAACTGTAATAGTTGTGGTTGATCCATATGGTGCAATGAGATGACTATATCCTGAGAACTGTGCAGCAGTTGTAACACCAGACGCATTGATTTCATTGAATACTGATGTTCCTGTTGTGCTAATACCAGCAATACCACCACTACCACTGGCATCTGCACCTACAAACTTACCAGTTGATGATTGATACTTTAAAAACTTACCATCTACCTTTGCAGAGTCTTCATCAACGTCATCAAGTTTTAAAAGATTAACTTCACCAGATCCTGGCCCATGTGCAAGAACTTTGTATAAGATATCTCTTACCTGTTTGATTTCACCTTTAAGATCATCAACACTTATTTCATCAGAATTTTCAATCTCTTCTTTAATATTTGTCTCTTCAATAAACTTGATTGCTTGTGCGACTGTATCACTTATTTTTGGTGTTTTGATTGGTTCTGGTTTAACAATATCAACGATTTCAAATGATGGATTATCATCAGCGTCCTCTATTTCTAATGTTGAGATATCAAAATCCTCAGGCACACCTACAGTGACAGCTGGTTCTGTGATGTCCTTAACTTCCTTTGGATTCTCAATTACATCTATTATTGAATCTAATTGTTCAATTAATTTTTCTTCCTTCTTCTTTTGTTTCTTTTGTTTTACTTTCGCTTCCTTAATACCAGTAACCACAGTCGAAGTTAAGACATCAAGATTGATGTCCGCTTCCTTGAGAAGATTATCAAACTCCTCTTTCTTTTCTTTCTTGGCCTTTCCGAGAAGACTAAAAAATTCTGTGAGTTCTGGAGATTTCATTTATCATCTTTATTTTGATTCTTGATTAATTTTGATAACTCCGCTGTCGAACCTACAAATAATGCGTTTGTTACATTAGTAGGGCCTTTATTTGGATCTTGTTCAAGATCCTTCATTTTTTGTTGTAAGTCAATCAGTTTGTCTGTTGTATCTGCAACTGCTTTAATTGTAGTTGCAGCAACTTCATATGCTCTTGCAGAGTCTGACTCCTGAGCTAATTCTAATATACCATTCACAGCTTCTTGTCCTTTTTCAACTAGAGAGTATAAGTTTGCACGACTATATTCATAGTCTTTTTCAGAATCGTTTTGATCACTCTTTTTCAGTTGATTCTTTCGAGGTTCAATCTTATCGTTTTCAACGACCTCTGTATCAACGTTAAGTGCTTCCTCAATAGAATCAAAATTTTTCATAACTCTCCTAGATGTCTATGCCTTGTGAAGGACTGAACTCCTTACCATCACTAAAGAATGATGACATTTCATCAAATCCAAAATCATCACCAAATTCAATCGATGTGTTGTCAGTTGCACTGAGAACACCAATACTTGCACCATGATCATGTGATGCAGCGACTGTGTTATCATGAGCACGGAACACAGTCACGTTTTGACCACTGATACTTCTGATCTTCATGATTTCAGTATCAATGATGATTCTTTGATTTGCAGCGAGATCTGTAGTTGCACTCACCTTGAACTTTGTAACTTTCTCATTTATTCCACCATCAAGAACTGTTGCTGTGTCATCATCATAATTTTGTTTAGCAAGAGGTGTTGCACTATATCTTTGAACTCTTTTTGCAGTCTTAATATTTGTACTACCATAGTAATCAACATCAACTTTCTTGATAAGAGCTGCTGGATCATCTGCAACTGGCCCGAATAGATAAGTTTTTGCGGTAAATGATAAAGTGTAAATGATAGTTCTACGAGTATCAAAACTTCCCTCATACTGATCACTATAATTTATACTCTCTAATACTATTGGAATATCTTTTTTCTCGCCAATTGAATCTATTAAATTAATTGTAATATTAAATGATGGTTGAAAGTAAGGTACAATTTGTTCTAATATCTGTAACGCATCATCACTTAACTTAGCCATAATACTAAGTTCAAATCCAACATTATATGGAACAGGCATATAAACTTTCTTTGCAGTTGTTCCACTTTTTGCAAGAAAAGTCTGTGCGATTCCAGTCTTACGAGTTGGGTCATACTGTATTCCCTGCATCTCAAAAGACAATCTTGGAAGAGTTATTGCAATCTCTCTTTCTAAATCTGGTTGTTGTTGAATTCTTGCCAAGAATTTTTGCATTGGCCCATAAGCCAATGGCACCTTCATGACACTAAAATTTGTCCCACTCGCATCCTTGTGTCGAATGTTAATATTATTAAAGAGAGTACCGAAACCGATAACCGTCTTTCTTAATATTTCATGATAGAAATAAGTACCTAACATATCAAAGCTTTCTAACTATTTAGAATGTTCCGAACGGATTGCCTTCTGAGAAGTCTAAAATTGCATCCGCTTCTGTTTCAAATGCTGCATTATCATTATATTGATTAGCATTATATTCATCATTTGGATAATCATTTGGTTGGTTGTAATCCACTGATAGTATTACATATTCTGCACCAGATTCATTTCCTCTAATCTTCTCTCCAACTTGGAATTGCATTGCAGTTAACATACTGACATCAAGAGTTCGAGAGCCTGCATCCCATACTTTAACTCTTGCAGTTTCAGAAGAATCTGATGTGACTTGAACAGTTTCATTAAAGATATAATCACCATCTGCGATTGTTGTTGCAGCGCCAACAGTAATTGTTGGAGCAGAAGTATATCCACTACCAGCGTTACTAATTCTGATTGCACTTATTGTTCCACCAACCATTACTGCCTCAGCGGTTGCATCAGTTCCTCCTGACGGTGCGGTAGTAATCGCAACATTTGGTGTAGTTGTGTAACCAGAACCACCAGAGGTAATTGTAACGA